TTCATAATCGTTATCTTCAAAATAGATAGGATGAAAACGCTCATCAAACAAACCAACATCTTTAACAACTTTTTCACCCAAAACAAAGCCAGACCATTTAGGCATAATAGTCAAAAAATTGATGGTATTAGGGTCAGCTTCTTCAGCAATCTTCTGCAAAGCACCAGGCGCAAGCACACTATCATCATTCAATAAAACCCAGTACGGGGCAAACGGTGTAGATTTAATAATTAAATTCAAACCACCACCATAACCTAAGCCATGAGGAACTTGAATAAACCACATTCGCTTAACCAATTCAGGTTTTACAGGTTGATACTCACGCTTACCCGAATTATCTATAATAATTAAATCTTCAACAGGATAGTCAATGCTTGCAAGTAATCTATCTGCCAAATCAAAGCGTTTAAGTGTAAGAAAACCCAAAACAGGTATCATGCAAGAAGTTTTTTCCACAAAGGTAGCCAGTCTTTAGTCCAAACATTATCAACATCAAACTGTTTAGCAAACTCAATACTCTTTTCAGACTTTTTACCTTTATTAGCGTAAGCAGTTTCAAGAGCATTAGTTATAGCAGGAATAGAAGGAGTCTGCCACCAAGAGTTCTGTCCAGCATCCCAAGCAGGTTGCCCATCAACTAAATACGAATCTTCAGATACAAGGTCAGGCGTTGCAGCCCAATTAGAGCCAATTACGGGTGTCCCACAGGATTGGCTTTCTATGGTGGGAACACCAAATCCTTCCCCAAAAGAAGGCGTTAACATTACATCCATAGCCGTATAGTAGGCGGCAAGTATCTCTTGACTAATACCATAACGATAATCTGCAATGTCAGGAAAAATAACCTGTTCACGCTTCAACCCTAAAGATTCACAAAGAACAAACAAATTCCAGCCACCAGCACCACCAAAAGGGTCTGTATGTAAATAAAGTTTTGCATCAGGCCGATTCTTAGCAAAAATACTGAAAGCCATAATGTTCTCAGCGAAAGCCTTACGGTGAATCATGCCAGAAGCCTTATTAGCTGCGTTCATACCAACAACAAAATCATCTTCACCTATACCCATAAACTTACGAGTATCTACACCAGCAACAGTATGAGTGGGTTTCATAACTTTAGTATCAACAACATGAGGGATGTATTCACACTCTAAACCATTTTCTTCCATCTGTCTCTTACCATGTGGAGACATAGCAATAGGAAGAACATTAGGTTTCCTAAGCCATTGAAGAACTCCAGGTGGCATAGTCAAATGGTCTAAAGGAGTCCAAGAAGCAATCTGCTTAATACTGTCAAATGCTTCCCCTTTAAAAACCCAAACATCATAAAGGGTAAATAAAACATCATTCAACTTTGTTTTAGAAGCCCTATTAGCATTACCGACATGGTGAGCATGATTCATAGCAACAACATCATTAGAATACGCTTCAAAACCCCTAGCATAATGAGGAATGTCACCATAAGGAGTTTTTAAAGTGCTATTAATACCATCAAGACCAAAATTACTTAGAGCAGCAACATCAACACCATCACGCTTCAAACGGTCAACAAGATAACCAGCCTGAATACCATAACCAGTAGGTAGATAAGGACTATTAGATAAAATTGAAACCGCACCCTTTATTTTTCCCATTTATTGCCTTTCGTAGTAGGTAAGACTAGAATAGCATAAGAAAACCCCCCTAATGCCTACGCACACTAGGGGGGCTTTCAGTTTAAGACAAGGTTTAGCTTGCGCCACCCTTGAAGTACTTAACATGGCTTGCGTGAGCCAAGTTACCGTCAACACGCATCTTCACACGGAATGTTGTAACATCCTGGTTGAACGCATAGTCAGGTGACTGTGCAATGTCAATTCCACCAGCAATACGAACCTTGTAAGAAGGTAGGTGACCGAATAGAACAGACTTAGCACCAGTAGCGGTAGCTGCAACAGCAGGGTTCTCATAGATTGGGAAACCTAGAACTGTGTCAGGCGCACCAACTTGTCCTGGAACGAAGATGTAGTTACCTGCACCATCCTTCAACTTGCGAAGAACACCAAGAGAAGCAGTTGACATGTGGAAACCAACACCAGGCATCATACGAGCTGCACCATCAACGCTGTAAACAAGGTCGATTAGGTTGTCGTAAGTGAACGCACCTGATACACCTGTTCCACCAGTAACGGCTGAACCTGCTGCAACTGAAAGACCAGTAGGCTGAACAGTTCCAGTACCTAGAGTCAAGTCGTTGTTTACTCTGTAACCAATTTCGTTACCAGCTTGTTCTGCAATTAGAGATGTTAGGTCGAATCCAGCATCTGCAATCAATTCATTGGCTACGCCTACAAGGAATGAATACTTGTATGCACCAAGGGTGATTGATGAGAATGTTGGGTCGCTTGCAGCAATAGCGGCAGTAGCAGTAGCAACAGCAGCAGTTGAACGAGCAGTAAGGGTAGGGATAGTTAGGTTCTCACCAGAGGTTGTGTTGAACAACTGGCTTGTAGTTAGCATTGGGCCAACTAGACGAGCAACCTGAAATACCTGGTTGTAGAAAGAAGCAGGAACGGTGTTAGATGAACCAACAAGTGTTCTCTGCTCTGATGCTGGTGCAAACTCAAAACCTCTACGCTCGCCAGTAGCGATAGCACGAAGAATGTCAGAGTCATTTGAACGGGTGTCCTCAGAAGGCTTGAAAGATGCGGCAGCTTCTGCGGCTCTTTCTTCACGCTCTGCGGTAGCCTTGATTGACTCAATGAGTTTTGCTCTTTCGTCAATGTCAGCCATGATACGCTCGTAAGTTTGTGTTTCTTCACCTGAAAGGTCACGCTTTTCAGATGCTGCATTGTCAAGCAAAGATTTAGCTTGCTCGTATGCTGACTTACGGGCTTCTTGCTGGATTTTTAGAAATTCAGACATGGAAGTCTCCTATAAATAAATGAATAAGGGATACCTGTGGTGCTAACACGCAACAGATGTAGCGGTGCTGACACTCAACTACTCTTTAAGTCTAATAGTAGAAAATAATGCTTAAAAGAAAACCCCACCAGGGAAAGGGAATTAACCTAGTGGGGTGTCGCTAGAAAAGGGAATAACTAGCGAGTTTCTTTTGCTTCCAATACTCTTACTTCTTTAGCAGGAGTATCAATAGCAACAACTGCATCAGCAAATGCTTCTGCTAAATCTTTAATTTCACCAGCAGCAGGGTTGCCAGCGACTTCAAGTATAGTTGCAATAATTTGTTCTTTAGTAGCCATTAGAGCATCTTTCCTTCCAGAGTGTGCTTCAACTGAAGTAAGCCTATCATAGTGACAGGTTCTTCAGGTTCTTCTTCAACAACTTCTTCTACTGGTGTTTCACCTTTAGTAAGTTGTTTGATAACATTTTCTAACAAACCTGCTTGGTCTGGAGTCAATGAATCACTTGTCTCTAATGCTAGTAAAGCATCAGAAAGTTTTTCTGTATCTATTTGGTCTAATGAACGCACTTGGGCAACACTCGATTCGTAGGCTGGAAAGGTCACAATTGATACTTCGGCAAGTCTAACAGACTCTAAAGTTCTAGTATTACCGTCAGGAGACCAAGAATCCTGTTGCACAGTAAAACCAAAAGACATCTTATTGACATCTCCACGCTGCATTAAAATACTTAAATCTTTACCCCTAGTTGTTGGGGCAATGTCTGCTTCAACTCTTAAACCATGAGAATCTTCAACTAACCTCATAGTGCCAGAGCGAGTGCTTGCTAAAACTTCACCCGAATCGTGATTCCAAAGAAGTTTCACATCATTACGAGCCTGAAGTGTCCTTTTAAAAGCACCAGGTGCAATACGCTCAATGAAAGGTAAAGGCTGGCTATCACTATTGAATACAGCTGCATAACCAGAAAAAGTTAATTTATCACCTTCGCCACGAATCTCAAAATCAACATCTAAAACACGAGTTTCAGCAGTAGGCTTGATGCCGTTAATTTTGCGTAAAGTAGCCATAATCTTTTCGGCTCGGCTAATTGACCGAAGTTTAGCATCCGTCATAATATTCCTTTGTGGCGCATCTTCATTATCGCCAACAGTATCTTGATGTTCCATCATAGGTAGTTTAGCAGGGTCTTTAGTAGAAATCCCTAAATCAGAGTAACCTCGTCTAGCATCAGGGTTATTTTCAATTGCTTCCACAATGTCATAAGTCTTTAAAAGTTCCTCTGCCTTAGCCTTCTTAAAAGCATTACTGTTAGCACTTGAACCAGTATTCATGTAAAGACGATTGTAACTAATGTCTAAATCT